GATTGTAACGTTCCCATCGTCACATGCTGGGGCCGGGGGCTATGATCCGGACTTCAAGCCGCTCGATGCGCAAACCCTGATTGATGAATGTTTCGCAAAACAACAAGCGCTTCTCGATACGGGGGTTACCGGAAAGATGCGGAAGGGCATGGCGAGGATCGTAGGGTGTCTGCAGGATGTCATCGTCGAGTTGACGCCGGTGCTGTTCGAGCCGGATGTGCGCACGCCGGAGGACACCCGGGAAATGCTGGATACGATCAGAAATTCCTATGGCCCCTTTATGTGGCAGTTATACAACGAATTCCGGGGGTGTCCGAACTTTTGTGGCACTTTTTACCATACTTTTCATCTGGATGAATATGCATTGATTTTAGACACAATCATTAACCGAATGGTCGACCAGATGAATGAAGCGCAACTGGTCCGATAGACGTTATTGTTTTCCTTTCTTGAGTCGGAAGGAGTAGGCGCGGTTGAGCAATCCACGAAGTTTTTTCTTTACATGCGTGTCAACCTTTGCTCGCTCTCTATAATGGTTCGCCCGTTTCTCCGCGACCAAATCCATGACCTGCTGTCGTTCACCGGGCGATAATTCATTCAGCGCGCCGATGGTTATGGACCCCATGATGCCGTCTTCGGGAATTGATTTTGTGCCTTTCACGGCATTGACGGCTTCCTGCGCCCACTTTGCTGAGCGTTCTGGGCCGGGATTGACCGTGATGTCGAACAAATGTTCAGCAATCCTGTCATCTTTAATTTCACCGGCTCTGTAGCAATCATAATAGTGTTCGCGGAAAAATTTCTGTGCCTGTTCCCGAGTAAGATTTTTTACTTCAGATGGTGATTCAGGCGTTTTGTCATTTTTACCCGCCTGATATGCGCTGTATTGTTTCTGTGTTGCGCCAAATTTTGTCGGGCCGCCGGGATCATCAGGATAATTCGTGAATTGACCACCCTCACGACCTTCCAGTCCGGGATAGAACTCCATGAACCGGTCGGTGTCGGTTAAGCTTTCACGCGACTCAGCTGCGCTCGATGTTTCCATGGCTGACTGACGGAGGGTGTTGATATGCCTGCGGGTTTCCGGCGTCAGGCGGCGTTGAACCTTGGCGTCAAAACCAGCCGCCCGTTTTTGCGACAGGCGGGACAACGCTTCCATATAATGTTCGTTCTCAACCAACGCCTTCTTTGATAGCCCCTCCAACGCTCCGGCATGTAGATCAGCCTGGGTGTTGTCTTCGGTGGATTTAAGATGCGCTGTTACGGCGCGGTCATTGGCGCTGATATCCTCATCAGGCATAGTATAGTCCAGCGCCCGAGATAATTGGGCATAACCTACCCGGGGTGAGTTCTTGGGCGAATAACGGCTCTGAACGTCCGAAGGAATACTTGGGTGAATGTCCTTACGGGGGCGAGAACGGGCGCGTCTGCGCCCGGGAGTACCAAAAGGTGGCATGCGGTGTCTCCATATAGAATAAAAGGTGAATTGGCGTTCCGGTGGCGCCTCTGAAGTGCATGAGGAAGGGTGGAGGGTGGTTAGTCCCCCTTCCACACCTTCACACCTTTCTCGACGCTGCGACCGACAACGTAGCCGCCGATGCCGAGTTTCAGCAGATCCCACATGTCCGGCGGGATGTCGGCCTTGGGGCCGCCGAACAGGGGCACGACGATATAGTTGTTGGCGACAATGACGCCGAACAGGCACATCAGCAGGGGCCGCCAGTTGCGTTGCAGCCAGCTCTCGCCGGTGGCCTCGGCGCGGATCACCTGGGCGGCTTCCTCGATTTCCCGCATCTGGCCGGTCAACACCATTTCCTGTAACCGCGCCTTGATACGGGCGGCCTCGTCCTTGTCTTCCACCGCCTGATCGACGGCGGAAAACAGTCCACTGATCACCGGCCCGGCCAGGGCGCTGATAAGATTGAGCATGGGGCTTTCCTTATTCCACATCGTTATAGAATTGGTCCTATCCCTAATCTATTTCGCCTGCATAAATTACGGTGTTATGATTGGACCCGAACACTGACAGCCACTCGTCAAACTTGTCATCCGACAAGTTTACGCGCCCGTCCACAAGTTCTGGCGTGATGTATGCCTTATCATTCGGTTGGTCTACTCTAAAGTAATGAATCATCCCATCCATCCAGATTCGATAGCCGCGAACTGCTCCGGCTCCGATGCCTTCTCAGTCGGTATCACAAGGCTCATCATAATACTATCTGCGTCGTTTGGCGAGCTAATTTCTAACTTCTTCATTTCCTGCTTGTTCATAATCTGCACCAGCCCGTTGCCGTTCAACTTAATCGGCACACGGCAGACTTGCGCCCTCAAGGCCGGAATGTTTTCCACGCCCTCGCTGTTGATTGACAGCATATCGTCAGGGTCAACGTATTCGCCACGGACAACGCACCGATATGTATTGTACATCCGGTCTTTCAAGAGTGAGTAATACTGCGCCCGGTTATTCTTGAACGTGTCCGCATATGTCCGCCCTTGGCGCTTTGTTTCTAGGCTCTCGTTATCCGTCTCGCTCTCATCCTTCATATAAACCTGTTCGGCGTTGTCTTGCCCCTTGCCTGACAGCGAACCTCGGAACATGTGATACTGCGTCCGCGTCCCGTCGAAAGCTAGCTGGACCTGCCGCTTCAACCCTGTTCCCATCCCGTCACCATCCCAGACAAACAGGTCTGCCGCATCGTTAATGGCGTGGCCGGTAGCCCAATCGCACACCTCGTCAATTTCCCCATGTTCCTTAGACCGCACAGCCTCGATGATAGACCCGTGGCGTAGCGCATAGCCCCCTGCGTCGTTCCCATCGTCAAACGGGTCATGTGCCGCGACCTTGGCCCCCACGGGCTTAAATACGGCCTTGAGGTGTGGCAGCTTATGAGCGTCCATACAAGCATCGAACCATTCAGGCTTAATCAAAGCGTTCTCCACCGTGTCATTGAACTTGCCCTCCCATATCCAGTCATACTCTGCGCGGGGTTTGTTGTCATAGTCCCACTGGCGAAGGCGTTCCTGCTCTATGTTCCACCACGGATTGTCCCGCCAGTTCACAACGACAATCAGATGTAAATCATCCTCATAATAACCGTGTTTATCAAGTTCCTTCTGATACGGCACGATAAACCGCTGGCTGAACGGATCGGCACTCGATTGAGGGTTGGCGCTGAACCAGCACTCCGCGCCGGGGTTTCTAAGGATTGTCGGCAGTAGCTTATCAAGGCTGGCCTTTGATGCTGTGTGCGCTTCCTCAAACCATGAATACTTATAGCCCTGCGCCGATTGAATGTTGTTGGGGTTTCTTGCCGCCCCCTTGTAAACCGTCACAGCGCCGCGTGGTGATATTATCTTCTTTTCCTGTACGTCCCACCCATCGAGCGCAAGCCTGTCCTCAATGCTTTCCTTAAATACACGGTGAACGGAATCAAGGATGTTCTCCTGGAACTCACGCAAGCAGTATATGTCTGCCGCCTCTGCGTCCATCTTCATAGTAAAGATGTCACCAAACCCTATGGATTTGCCAGAGCCGCGACCACCCACAGCAACCTTAATCGGCTTGTTGGTGGTTAAAAGGCGCTCTAGCGCCCTACTTACCCGGAGGTGTGGCATTTATGAACTCTATCGTCCAGTCACCGTCAATCTTCCCATTATGCTCTTGCACGTTGGTTTCTTTCCACCCAGCGCGACAGCCTAGCCAATACTTCTGCGCCTGCACGTCACCGCCAATAGCCTTGTTGAACATAGACCCGCCGACCTTGGCGTTGGCCTTGATGCCAGCCGTATCAATTTCCTCCCTGAAATACTTGGTCAGCGTCTTAACATCAATGCCGCCTCGGATGCACCGCGCTATGTCGATCTGCGTTGTTCCGATTGCTGCCATAATCTCAACGGACGTTCTTTCTGCGTCGGTCGGCTTAAACGGCGGTTTCGTGCGTTTTTTTGCTGTTTTCATAATATATCTCTATGGGGTGGGGAAATTCTCCCCGCTCCCTTCCAGTGTTGCTTATCGCCATGCCGGTGTCGGTTAGGTGTTGTTCGTAGGTTTCGATGCTATACCGCGCAAGGTTCATAAAATTATGCCCTTGGTCCCACATATGTGATAACTCTTTCGCCACATCCTTAATCAGATCATCGTTCATTGCCCTCTCCCTTATGTTGAATTGCCACTGCTCTTTCAGGCTGTAGTGGCAATCGCTAACTGGAGCGGGTAACAAGGTTTACCTCGTTCTCACTGCGCTACGGTATCCTAGGCCCGTCCGCTAGCTACACCCCGCATGATTAAATCACTCTAAGTGGTGTTTGTCGATAATTGTTAAACTCGTATCCCTAAGACACGCCGGAAGCTGGCCGCGCTCACTGCCAACAGGGAGGGAAAACAGGTGCAGCAACCGGCTCCCGGCGATTATGTATTGTGAGGGGTTTATCCCGTTTTGTCAATTTATTCTCCCGTTCATCAAGCAGTTTCCGCCGCATCTCCTTGATGGCCTCGAAATACGACAGGTAGGCGTCTAGGCTTATGTCGTAGTCATCGGTCATTTGCTGCGTCATTGAAATATAGCCCGTCTAAATATAGCCCATTGCACTGAAGCGCGGGCCAAATCCAATTTAGAGGGCATCCGGGAACCTTTATTTTGGTTGCAAGTATAACAAGCCAAAAC